CTACGAACTACGATTGCATCGCCCGTGTAGGTGTTATCCAATAAGCGTAAAGAGTAAGCCGCAGCCGCTCCCGAATAATCGTTAAGCAGTCCCGTGAATGCTGGCGTAGGTACGGGTTCGGGGTTTTGGATTAAGTACTTAACGTCGTCCCTTATACAGCTCTCGCTTTCTAAGGTTCCGCCGTCAGCTATTACCCGCGTCTTAAAAGCATTTACAAGGGTTGACCATTCGCCGCCCCCTCCTGCAAAAAAGCCTCTGCGTAGCAGGTAAAAGAATTGAGCTTTTTTCATTCGTTTTATTTTTATTAAAGTTGGACTAAATTTTTTACTTCTCTTTCTTTTGTATTATATACCAGTTACTGTCCTTACCTAGTAAGGTAATACCGTCGTAGCTGCGATCCATAGAGTAAGTGCTCTCGGCGTCTATACGCTCCCCAGCTTGAGGCTGGAGCGTTATAGTCTTGTTCGCTAGTACGGTGTCGTCCGTTTTAAAGCGCATTATTACGCCGTTCTCAGCTGCCGGAAGGTTTACAGTATAGTTACCATTAGCACCACTGTAGCTAATAAAATTAAAGTGATCTCTAGCGCTTATGCTTTCGCTGCCTCCTGGGTTACCCGTAATCTCGTTAAGCGTTACGTTCACCCGGTCAGTAGTAGTAAACTCCCCTACGCTCGTAGTAGCTAAAGTACTGGCACCCGTAACCCCTAGCGTACCGCCTATAGTTTGGTTACCCGTAACCTCGCTCGTAGTTACTGTTATGTCTACGCCGTTTATTACTTCGTCCGTGCCCTGCTGGCTGCTTACCCTAGCTACAAAGTCAGCACCTCCTCCAGTACCGACCGGGTTATCTACTGTAATATCGGTAGCGTCTTTTGCTATTTTAAACCATTCGCTACTCCACTCGTCTAAGTTAGCGTTATAGCTGCCCTGCATAGGAAGCCAGTAGCTGCCGTCAAATTCGTAGCGAATACCAAAAGAGTAAGGGCCTACAATAGTACCGCTGTACCTTTCTATAGGCTTCTTATGTAAGCTTAGCACTTCATTAGTTAAAAGCTTCAGTAAGCTCGTATAGCTACCGGTATTACCTCTACGCCATTGCGTAGAAGCTACCCAGTTACTACCGTCGTATACATAAAAGCTACCCTGCAGGCCTAAAGAATCGCTTACCCTTAGCTCTCCAAGATCTAGAATAAGATTACTGTTTATATCGGTGTCCGTATTTGTAGCGCTGTATATAGTTACCTCGCTGCTAGCCCCGCTATCATTTAGGTAAGTCGCTGTAACTTCCTTTACTTGGTTAGTCTCGTCAAAGTATACGGGTACCGTTTTTACAGTGTTGTTAAAACCGTCGTATACTCGGTAGTAGTTTACGTCTATCTCTGCCTCTCCGTCCACGGGTAGAGGCGGAGTAACTACGCTAAAGTTGTTACTTATGTAAGCACCGCTAGCCTCGTTTCTTGTTGTACCCGCGTCTACGTGGTAATAGCTTGCTGTAGTCGTCCAGCTTGTAGCGCCGTACAGCTGGCCCCCACTAGGGTTAAAATCTCTCTTAAGATAGTAGAAGGTTCCAGGGTTTGCAGCATCTTCTATACGAAGCTCTAGCTGCCATACCGGACGCCAAAATTCTAAAACTACCGTACCCGCATTACCGTTATGTGCGAGCTGATAAATAAGCTCCCCGGTTACTTGTACTCTTCCGTTATTGTCGTCTACTAAAAAGCCTAGGTTTTGCCTTCCCGTTGCACCGGTAAAAGTTAGTCTATTCGCTAGCAAGTTGTTTGCTCTCGATTGGTTATAACCTACCTGCACTTTTTTTAATGCTGGTAAGAAGTTAAACTGGTTACCCGCTAGACGTGCCCCTCCTCCGGTTGTACCGTCGAGGGTTACGTCGTCGTTTACTGTAGCTGTAGAGTCTAGGCTTCCGTCGAATAAATAGGTATATACTACGCGTTCAGCTTCTGCTCTTTCTAGGTATTGCTCGAAAGTAAATACGCCGTCCTTTTGGTAGAACCTAGCGCCAAAAGCTATACAAAGCTCTTTTAAGATCTCTAAATAATTAGAGTAAGTTACTGTACCGTCTTCCTGCTTTTCGGAATACACCAAGGCGCTAAAACGCGTTAATGTGGTTACGTCAGTAGTAGCGCTATAGGTTTGCTGAGTGTCCCAAATATTTACTACGGTTGAGTAAAAATTATCGTTACTTAAATATAATTCATCTAAGCCTATAGCTCCTACAGCACTCTCTATAAAGCTTTCTATAGTTACGTTAGCTACGCTTTCGTAAGGTATATTAGCTAAGCTACCTATACCGTCTACTGCTGTAATACTAAATACGTAGGGCTTATGCGTATCTTCTACCGTTACTAAGTCCTGCATTATAACGCCTGCCCAGTAGTGCGCGTAGTTGGTGCCGTTGTGAAGTAATACGCGAAGCGTAAAGCGCTTCTCCTGGTATTGCTTAAGATCGGTTATAAAGTTGTCAAAAAAAGCATCTTCGTTATAAGCGCTTACCGTACAGTTAGAGCTTATAATAGGGCTTACTATATCGTCGGTTTCTCCGCTGTAATTTAAGTTAAAACCGTCGCTAGCTACTACGAAGTCCTGCGCTGTACCCCCGTAGCTACTGTCGTAAATCTCTACCTTAAAAAGCTTATTTGTTGAGCTGTGAAATTCACTATATAACCGTAACCCCATATTTAAAAACCTCTATATCTGCTTCGTGTTCTTCCTGCTTTCTCGGTGCTTAAGAGGATGTCCTGGCCGCTTAGCTTACCTACTACCGTTACGGTACCGCCACCGGCGCCGCCTATCATATTCTTAAGCTTAGATAGTGGGGCTATTACTTCCGGATCCATTCTAGCGTTAGGGTTATCCCCTACTACTGCTAAAGTTTCGCCGTAAGCTAGACCTCCTTTAGCTAGTTTTACCTGCTCTTTACCTGCTGCTATTTGCTTCATTCTACCGCGAGCGGCTCCTGCTAAAGCTAAGAGACCAATACCCGCAGCTATAGCTACTCCAGGATTTAAAGTTTCTAGGGCTTTCTTAATACCCTCTACAGCAAAACCTACGCTTATAGCGAGCTTACCGAGCTGCTCCGCTGTGCTCGCAAAGGTTGATAATAAGAATAAGCCAAAATCTTCGAAGGAAGCTTTACCCGTTACTAGGCCTTCTCCTAGCCTCATTATACCCTCAGCTAGTACGTTGTCTACCATACCGGTAATAGCTTGCGCCATTGCCTCGCTTTGCGCTTTTACTTGAGTGCTGTATTGTCCCCAAGCTAAACCTAATTTACTTAGCTTCTTCTCGGTTTCTCCGTTAGGGTCGGGGTCGCTATTACCGCCAGTACCATTACCGGTACCGTCGTCGTTACCCGTGCTAGGCGGGGTAAATCCTTTGAAAGTAAAAAAAGATTTAGCTACTTCCCAGGCTTTCATCATAGGGGCTATCATATCATCGATACCCTGCTGCAGTCCTTGCTCGGTTACTAGCTCTATTTTATCTTTAGGAGTAAATGCTTCCTCNAAGCCCTCGTTAAAGTCCTCTTTTATTCCTTTTACTATATCTTGTACAGCGTCAAGGGAAACCTCTTTAATATCGTTTAAACCTTCTTCTACTAGAGANCTATTAAANGTAAANGCTCCTATAAGTATTTTACCTATAGCTTTTAGCTGTGTAGTAAANGCTCCAAATATAGCAGAGCCAATAGTCCAAAGCGCTTTAAAGGCGAAAATAACGCCTTGTATAGCTACCCTAAAAATAGTGCTCTCGTTATAGAGGTCTATAAAGTAGTTTATTACTCCTACTAAAATGGGCCTTACTTGATCCCAAAATTTATACATAGCAAAACCAGCCCCGGCGATACCTACTATAATTAACCCTACCGGGCTAAGTAGTGCGCCTAAAGCTGTAGCTATAAAACCTATACCGCTCATAATAGGGCCGCTTGCCGCTACTATTGCAGTTAGGGTTAGTATAGTCGTTTTTGTCTCGGTGCTAAGATCTCTAAAGCTGTTTATAGCTTTCGTTATAAACTCGGCTATTTTTGTAACCATTGGAAGTAAAGCAGCTCCTAGCTCTATACCTGCGTTACGTAAACTGTTTAAGGTTTGCTGGAATTTAAAGCCCGACGTTTGGCTTACATTCTCGAAGCCCTCGTCTACTATACCAGTACTGTTACTAATGTTATCCAGTACAGCGGCGTAGGTCTCGCCCTGCGCTCCAGCTGTACCGAGTACAGCAGATAGCGCGCGGACGTTCCCGAAGACGCTAGTAAGTGCCTCGTCGTTACCCTCAAAGGCTGTCATTAAATTAGCTAGGGTAGCTTGTAAGCCTTCCTCGCTTACTTGGTTACGGAGGTCTTCCGCAGTCATTCCTAGAGTAGCTAAAGCGTTTTTAGCGTCAGCTGTAGGCTTTAAGAAGCTAGCCATAATACCCCGTAAACCTACTACGGCCTCTTCAGCCGGTACACCTAAACGGGTAAAGGTTGCGATATTAGCGCCTACCTCTTCAAAGCTTACGCCAAGCTGGGAAGCTATACCTACTACCCTACCAAGGGTAGGGGCTAAAGCTTCCGCCTCTAGGTTACCTTCTCTTACGATAGCGGTTAAAGTGTCGGTCGCTTGCGCTGCCGTCATTCCGCTAGAGCTGTAAGCTTGCATAACCCCGGTAAGGGCTTGCGCTATTTGTTGCGTATCTCCTAAGCCAATAGCTGAGGCTTTCGCGGATCGCTCTAAAACTTCCGTAGCTTCAGCGCCGCGAAGACCTGCGGAGGCTACCGTAAAGAGTGCCTCGCTTAGCTCCTGCTGGCTCTTACCAGTTTCGGCGCTTACGCCTTTTACTGAGCTTTTAAAATCGTCTAAAGCTTTACCCGTAATACCTACGAGGTTCTCTATTTTGCTAAAGCTGCTATCTAGGTCGGTAGCCATTTTAACACCAGCTGCGCCCGCAGCAGCAAACGGTAAAGTAACACTACTAGTAATATTACTACCTATACGCTTAGCCTGCCCTCCGAACTTACGGAGGCTACGCTGTGCAATTTTAAGGCCTCGCTGGAGGCCGCTAAGGTTTGCACCTATGCTAATGTTAGTACTTGCTATTGTCCTTTTTGCCATCTGCTTAGAATTGCTTTAGCTTCTTGTTTGTTTAGCTTTGCGGCTTTGTGTTTATTTTCCCAAGGGAAGCGGACTAAGTCCGTAGCTTTTACCTTTTTGTTTTTTGGTAGCTGTAGGTTTACTAGTACCGTAGTACTCCACCTCTCACGCTCCCAGCTTTGCTGCTGGCCTACTTCGTATAAATTAAAGAAGCCCTTAAGGGCGTTCTCTAACTCTCTAGGCGTCGCTTCGTAGAAGGTCGCCGGCGTCCAGCTAAGCTGCCCTAAAGCTAGCTCCTGGTAATAGTCAAAAGTTAAAGGGGCTGCCGGGCCTTCACCCGGCGCCCCGTTTACTTTTTTTCCTCTTCCGAGGAATTAAAGCTAGAGCTAAACACATTTAATACCTGCTCCATAGCTTCGGGCTTTTCGTCTAGCCAGTCCGCTATATCTTCGATTGTATGTTTATAAGGTTGCTTTTCTACTCTAGCGCCGTGCTTCAATCCACACCACACTAAAAAGAGCGCGTCCTTAAGTTTCATATTCTCGCCTAGTTTATCTAAGTCGGCCATAGTATAGCCGTTCTCTTCGGTAAATTCCATAAGCGCAGCGAAACCGAATTTAACCGGCCTGCTTACTCCTCCTATTTCTACGTGTTTAACCATTTGCTTTAAGTGTTTGTGTTAGTGTTTATTACGCTACTGTAGAGTAGGTAATAGCTCCCGTAAGCTCGAATGTAGCCGAGTACGTTACGTTATCCTCCATACCGCTAGAAACCTCTAAAGAGGTTACGTAAGCTGAAGCTTCCCAGTAGTGGTCGCCCGATACTTCGGTAGAAAATTTAACTGTAAGCTGTGAGCGTCCGCTCCAAGCTCCCATAAGATCATCTACGCCGTAAGCTGCATCTTCAGCGTATAAAGCAGATACTGAAATAGTACCCGATTTTGTAGCCTCCAATAGCGAGCGCGTGCCGCTAGAGTCTTTAGTAGTTGCGTCTCTCGTGTCCATAGAGAGAGAAATAGAGCCCTCGGTAGCGTGAGCTATTAGAGTAGCGCCTGCATAAACCCCTAAAAGGGTTCCGTTCATAATTCCGGTAGTTGCCATTTTTAATCTAGATTATTTAGTTGTTCTTCAATTATTACGGGGGCCTCAGCCCCAAATTCTACAGCCTTACCAGCTTCTATAAGCTCTAGGCCGTATTCGTTTACTACGCTTAAAGTTAGACCTTTCGATAGCTTCTTACCGCTTGGCAGGGTTACTTTTTTCGTTAGTGTTATTTTCATCGCTTAACTCTTATTATATACTCCGAGCTCGTTAAGTAGGTCTCCGTTCCTGGGTCGTTATTTACGTCTAAGTCTATAAACTGTATAGAGTCAATAACTACCCCTGCTACGGTACCGGTGTAACGATCTAGAGCGGTTCGTATTTTATTAGTTAAATCGCTAGCCTCTGCGTAAGCTTCGCTAGCTACTATAATATCGTAGCGTACCTCGTCTAAAGTACTTACCCCGCTCTTCGTGTCGCTAGGGTCTAC